TCAAATAACGAATTGTTTGATATCAATAAGGTTTTTATTAATAATGAAACTACACTAAAACACATCGATAACAAAATGCTATCTGAACTGTTCAAAATTACATTAGGAACTTTCAGAAAGAAAAAGAATAAGGCTGACGATATTTTAAGTGAAGACCTAGTAAGGGTTCTAAATGAAATAGTTGGTAAGATTGAAGAGAAGATTTTTGTTGAAAGTGCTGACGAGAATAACACATATAACTACAATGACTTTGTATTACATAATAAAGTAAAAGGCTCTAAAGATTTAAGTGAAAGCGTTTCTAATGAGGATGATACAATGACATTTAACCAATTTATAAAGAAATAATGGGGAATATAAGAATAGAATTCGAAAGAGCACTAATTAAAAAGGCTGAAAGAAATCTCTTTGAAGCAGAATATTCATTAGAAATGGATGGACTTGACCTTGATTTTATTAAGAAAGCTTCTACTAGTAATACTTTTAAATTAGACGCTAAGGATTTTCAAAGTTTAAAATATAAGAATGAAATAAGATTTCTTATTTTTAAAAGATGGTTTCCAGATCTACAAATGTCTGATCTTTTTCTAAGTGCAATTGATTTTAATTCATTAAACACTGCACTAAACACAATACACAGCGCAAACAAATCTGGGTTTTTGGAACTTTTACAAGAAGAACCAAAGGGAATGGGACCTGGTGAGGTTTTATTATACTTCTTACTGGACAATGCACACTTAGGAGGAGCAAAGAGTAAAGGTGTTGATCTAATCGATAATGGAACTGAATATGAAATAAAAGCAGCAAAGCGCAACGCCACAACTGGCACACTATATAACTTTAAACTAGGAGCTGTTAAAGGCATATCTAAGATAGCAAGTAAAATAATGGACCTTAAGGAGGAACTTCTAAAGTTTTATCCAGACATGGATGAGGGAGAAGATACGGGAGTCAAAAAAATTCATTTAGAGGGTTTCAAGTCCAATAAGTTTTTAAAGCATATTAAAAATACTAAGTTAGAGGGATGGGATGCACTTTTAATAGAATTCCAAAAAGCGGCATATCAAGGATATTTCAAAAACCATCCTATTATATTTGTTGGTAGTAAAACTGCTAGCAAAGACGAAATAGGAAGAATATATAATATATTAGACGTACAACAAAAACAAATCGGAATGAGCGTAACTAGCGGTACTATAAAACCACGGGTCAATCCAAACTTATAAAATAAAGCTATGAAAAAAATTAAATTACCTAACGAGTTCGTGAATGAGGCAGAATTCAAAAACATTAATAGGGCTGAGCATGCTATTAAGCTTGCTATTAAGGATGCAGAGAAAAAGTCTAGGCTAAAGGTTAATAGAGATAAGCCACCAGTATATGATCCGAAATCTCTTAATAAGATTATGTTATCAAAGGTACTTGGTCGTGGAAGGCTAGATCGTGAACATGAGGATGCATGGGATAGACTAAAGAAAGAGTATGACTTAAAGGAATCAGTTAATGAAGCAGATTCAGATTGGCCTCTTGAAAACAAAAAGTGGGAGAAATTATGGAATGATTCTCAAACTGCACCTAATACAAATACCGAACGTAAACACATGAGATGGATAGTTACAAATGCCAAGAAATATGGTTTAGATCCTGATAGAGTCGACAAACTAATAGGTGATTGGGATGGTTGGGCATGGAAAAGACATAACGGAGGATTTGAAGGTTGGATGGATGGTAAATTAAGCGAATCAGTTACTGAGGCTCAAATTCAAGATTTGAGCTTTAAAAGTCTGCTAGGCCTAGGTGCTAAAGCTACTGTAAAACTTGGTGAGGATAAGTTATTACAACTCTCCGATGCATTAGATTATATAGGTAGTGAACAGGCAGATGATGTCGCAAGTCATCTAAACATGGCGATAGAGCTTATACAAGAAAGAGAACCTAAAGAAGCCCAACCCCACATTAAGAAATTTCAAAAAGCCTGCAAGAAGGCACTTAAAGAATTAGACGAATCAGTTACTGAGGCTAAAGAAAGCTATAAAATAATGAGACTCGTTAAGGGTCGTACAAAAGAATTAATCGAAGGTACTATCGATGAAATTATGAGTCGATTCAGTTCTGTTATTGACAAGCTAAGAGATAGTGGAAGTGGCAAACAATATAAAGACGATCCAAAGACTATTGAAGAATTAGTTAAATATCTTAATGCAGCTCAAAGTTATACCGAGAAAAAAGATAAACCTAAAAGCACATACGAAATACAGGAATCAGTTACTGAGGCTAATGACAATAAATTAAACAAGGAATTCGTCGACGATATATATAAAGCAGTAGGTGTGATTGATAAAATACTATCAAAAAACAAGCCACCAAAAGTTTCAAAAGATATCTGGGGTAAGTTGTATGGTTTGGCAGGCGACATAACTGACAAAGCAGATGAGCTAATTAGCAACGAATCAGTTACTGAATTCTTTTCTGGAAAAGTGGATAAGATAGCACAAAAGAAATTCAAAAAAGATTGGGACCATTTGTCTAAGAGCGAAAAAAAATGGGTTAGTGATGAGGTTAGGAAGAAAACAGAATCAGTTACTGAAGGAGATAAAAACGGAATGTTATATTACGAAGTTGCAAAAGAAGTTCTTAAAGATCAAAAAATAAAATTACACACAGCACATATTGAATCTATGTTAGATAAAATGGAATCTGATGGCCATTTGAAATATGATGCAATGTACACAAAATCTGCTAAAAAGGATATCGAAGCAGCAATTGATAAAGTAGGAAAAAAAGAACTAAAATCATATGTTTATGAATCAGTTAATGAAGCTAAAATGGATAAAGAGTTTGCTGCAATTGCTGCCTCAGTTAAAAAGCACGATTTGCTTATGAAAATATCAAACGAACTTTTCCCAAAAATAGCTAAAGAGCAAAAAGATGGTGAATTAGTAAACTTTAAACCCCTATCTCAAGAACAAAGAGATCAAGTATATTCAGAGTTTACAAAACGAGTCACAGACGCACTTAAAGAATCAGTAGTTACTGAAGCTAAAGGCTGGAATGCAGTTGCTAAGGTAATGGATGCAGCTCTTAAGAAGGCAAAGGTTTCATTATCATATGCTAAGGATTATGCAAAGTCTTTAGAAGGAATGGCTAAGCGAGATGCAAAACAATTCTTTGCAGAGTATGGAGATATGACTGAAGACGATTTTATTGAAGACGTTGAGTATAACATGAGAAACGAGTCTGTAACTGAAGCTAAATTCGACAAGAAGAAGTTAATGAAAGCCATGAAAAAGGATGATGGCATGATTACTGTCGATAAAGGAATACAGTATATCGTTTATAAGTATGATAACGGTAACGATGATAACGACGAAATGTGGCAAGATGACGTTATATTTGCATTAGACCAAGACGGTGAAGAACATGAAATCAAATATTCTGACATTGAAAGTTATAGTGAATCTGTAGTTAATGAATCATTCGTATCTTTTGCAAATTCTTTGAATGAAAAATGGAATTTCTCTGAAGCTGAAGTAAAGGCAGCTGCTGAACAATTAGCAAAAGCTATGGCAAATACCGATAAGGTAAAAGTAGAGGTACATGACATTGAATACGATAAAGGTAAAGGAGCTGGTTTTGAACTTTCTTGGGATGGCGATAAGCACGATGGTGGTAGTTATTACATTAAAGATAATGGTGATGTAATTAATGCAGCAATTAGTGGAGGTACTAAGTATGGTACTATTACATCTACTCAACGAGATTTCGAAAAAGGAATTAGAGCAACATCAAAGGTTCGTAATGAAAGCAAAGTTACTGAAGCCACTGAGGTTAGATATAAAAAAGGAGATAAAATAGAATATCAATTAACCCACAAGGGTGGAGTTGGTAAATATACAGACGCAATGTCAAAATCTAAAAACACAGAATCTGGCGTTATTAAAAAACGAATTAAAGGATTCGGTGGTACTTATAAATATCTGCTAACAAGTGGCTTAGAATTATATGCTTCAGAAATCATAGGACTTTGGGTAAGACGCGATGAATCTGCAATAACTGAAAGAAAGATTCAAACTAAAAGAAAATATACTGAAAATCACCCAGCAAAAACAGTTGGCAAAGATGCTAGGATTCGTAATAAAATCTTAGAAGTTCTTAAAGACGGTAAAATGAATCAAGCATCGTTCGACAAGTTAGTTAAAGAATTAAGCTCTGATAATAAAAGATGGATGAAAAGAAATGGTAAGATGTTTAATGTCTCTGAAGATGGAATTTCCCTTTCAAGATTTGGACAAAAGATTCTTAAAGGTATTGTAGTTAACGAATCATTTAAATCATTTACAGATTCTTTAGATGAATAAAGTTAAAACATATAAAGAATTTACAGAGAACATATCATTAGGAAATGTTGGAGGAATGGGAGCTGTTGTTTTACCAAATCAAGGTGAGATAGGTTCTGGAGATGTTCCAGCAGGTCGTAAGAAGAAAAAACCATGTAACATATGCAAAGAACAACACTGCATTTGTAAATAAATAAATACAATGAAACTAACAGAACAAAAGCTAAGAGAAATCATCCAATCGGAGATTAAATCTTTAAACGAAGGCACTAACATAAAGAAGGCATTCAAAATCCTGTCAAAAGCATTTTCAGATATAGAAATCGTAGATGGAAGCATAGAAATTACTGATGAAAATCCATGGGGTGATGACAATGAATATACATTTTATTACGACGGCCAACTGCTGCAATCAGGCTCGGAAGTATCTAGTCGTTTCTGGTCGGAAATTGTAAGTCCAGAAGAGGTTATAAAAATAGTTCAAAACGGCGACGCCCCAGGCAAAGGTGAATGGGATTAAATAAATAAATACAATGAAACTAACAGAACAAAAACTAAGAGAAATCATCCAATCGGAGATTAAGTCTTTAAACGAAGGTAAAGATTGGGAAGACCCACAGCCAGAAAACATAGCAGAGGAATTCATATCCGAATGGGGTTCTCCTGAGGATTGGAAAGACGATGGAGGTAGCCTTAGGGACTGGATGTTAGATGACTGGGGTCCAAACGTAGGGATCAGTAGACGCGCACCTGGCTTTGATGATTGCTATGATGCAGTAGAAGAGATCCTAAAGAGAAAGGGTTATGAGGATTTAGACTAAGTCCTAACGGACCAGAGGTCCTTAACGTTTCCAAATAGAAGTCAGATGAAAATCTAATAAAATACAATGAAACTAACAGAAAGTAAACTAAGAGAAATCATCCAATCGGAGATTAAATCTTTAAACGAGGCTAAGAAGCAAAGTGTAATAAAAGCATCAGATATTGATATTCATGATATCGTAACATCTGAGATTGAAAGATTAGGTAATAAAGCTGACTTGAACCATATTGACGTATCTAGCGTTACGAATATGCTCAAGCTGTTTTCAGTATATCGCGACGAAACAACTGCTGAGTTCAACGGCGATATTTCTAAATGGAATGTATCCAAAGTAACAGATATGGGAGATCTATTCCGTAGATGCAAATTCAACGGTGATATTTCTAAATGGAACGTATCCAACGTAGTAAGGATGTCCGGTATATTTAACACTGCTGAGTTCAACGGTGATATTTCTAAATGGAACGTATCCAAAGTAACAAATATGGGCTATGCCTTCTATTCCTCTAATTTCAATGGCGATATTTCCTCTTGGGATGTTTCAAGTGTAACGAATATGGGATATGCCTTCAATAATACTAAATTCACTGGAGATATTTCTAAATGGAATGTATCCAAAGTAACAAACATGAGCTTTATGTTTTACGCAGCTAAATTCAACGGCGATATTTCTAAGTGGGATGTTTCCAAAGTAAACTGGATAAAACTTATTTTTGACCAGTCTGATTTTGATGGAGATGTTTCTAAATGGGATCTATCAAGAGTACAAGTGCAAGATAAATATAAAGTGTATAGAGATGCATGGTTTAAGGGTAATGATACTGTCGATGCTTTAAGGCCAGCTGGGAAGAGGGCCTGGACTAGATGAATTCACAAGTACCCTAGTAATTAAATAATACTTAAAGTATTCTTATAGAAGTCAGATGAAAATCTGGCTTCTGGGGGGTCAGCATAAACATTTCACAAATCTTATATATAATAATATGAAGAAAAGTATTTTAAACGAAGCTGATGGTATCGTAAACCACAGAAACGAAGAAAAAGACAGAGAGTATGGACCATTCTCTGAAGGCATGGATCGCGCAGCATCTATATTTAAAGGTATGAGCGGCTTAGATGTAACTGGAGAACACATGTATATGGCTTTAATAGCACTTAAATTCTCTCGCGAAAGTTATAATCATAAAAGAGATAATTTATTAGACGCAGTTGCATATATTCAAGGTCTTGAAAACTATATAAACGATAAAAATGATTAAGATAGCAGATATAAAAGAATCTTTAGCTGGTAAAACTATTGCAATTGATGATGTGGTTACTACTTATAGTAATAGAGAGTCTTCACATAAAGCAGCATGGACATACATGCTAGCATCTCAGTTAACTTCAATCGGTTTAAATGCTAAAGTATTAACAAAACAGGATAACGTTCATGATTTTGATGTTTGGATGGTTGCACTTCCTATGGAATTTGAAGGCAGTTATAATTTATTTGGAGGAGCTAGCGATGAGCCAGCTGCCAGAATTAAAAGACTATTAGATTACAGTGGAGATGTTTATTGTTTAAACAGAGAAATGCCAAACGTTGGAGGATTTGTAGAAAGCAGGTTAAAGTCATGCTCAGATAACTGGAAGGCCCTTGACATAAACAGATTAGGTAATATATGTGAAACTATTAAAACAGTAGATACTTCAACAGACTCAACGACCTTTATCTTGGGAGACAGCCACTCAGTTTCAGTGTTTATGCCAGGCGCAAATATCTCTAGAAACGACGGCAAAACCTTATTTGGTGTAATGAAGGAAGGAATGGAAACTTATATTCCAGAAGGAACAGAACATCTAATAACATACTTTGGCAATATAGATATACGACATCATTTATGTAGACAAAGCAATCCACTAGAATCTGTTAAAGCCCTAGTTGTAGATTATTTTGAACATTTAAAAGCTCTTAACATAAAGAATATTGAAGTTGTTAAGTTATTACCCATTGAATTTGAAGGCAGAAGAATTCCAAAGACTGGATGGCATAAAGATGCTCCATTCGCCGGAACTCAAGTTGAAAGAACTCAATTAATGGAGGTATTTAACAGTGAGGTTGATAGACTCGCCGAAGAATATGGGTTTGGTGTTATTTCATGGCCATCTGATTGGTATGATACCCATCCTGAGTTGTTCGCTAAGAAATATATGGAAAAACCAGGATCAGTTCATTTATCCAGAGAGTTCTATAAATATAACTTTATAACAAATAAAGAGAACTTGTCATTAACTAAAACAATTAATTCGCTTTTTTGAAACTTTTTAAGAAGCGTCTATATAATAACATAACAAAAAATTAAATTATGAGTAAAATTAAAGTAGGAATTATAGGAACAGGAAACTGCGCAACCTCCTTAGTTGAAGGAGTTCAGTATTATGCAGAGCATACTGACGCAAAAACTGGGGTAATGAAAGTTGACATTGGTGGCTATTTAGCTGGAGATGTTGAGTTTGTTGTAGGTTTTGATATTGATGAACGTAAAATTGGTCTACCATTAGGAGAAGCATTAAGACAGAAGCCTAACTGCTCATGGAATATTGTAGATACTATTAAATGTAAAGCACCTGTGCTTGAAGCACCTGTAATCGACGGGTATGCTGGACTTATGGACAATTATCCTGAAGAGAACAGATTCTTAGTTTCTGAAAAGTTAAGAAATTCTACAGATATGAATAGAGTATCTTGGACTCCTAGATTAGAGAGAAAATGGAAGGATAAAATCATCAAGGAATTAAAAGCACGTGAAGTAGAGATTCTTGTGAATTATTTACCAGTAGGTTCTCAAAAGACTACAGAGTTTTGGGCTGAAATTTGTCTAGAAACTGGAATCTCTTTTGTAAACTGTATTCCAGTATTTATAGCATCTGATCCTGCATGGGAGCAAAGATTCATTGATGCTGGTATTCCAATCGTTGGAGATGATATGCGTTCTCAATTTGGAGCAAGTATCGTATCTCAAATGCTACAAGAACTTGCATTTGAAAGAGGCCATCACGTAAAAGCCCACATTCAAAGAAATGTAGGTGGTAATACTGACTTCTTAAACATGGAAGATAAGGGTAGATTAGCATCAAAGAAGATTTCTAAAGAAAATGTTATTAGAGCGCAAAATGAAATTAGAGGTATTTCGACTGATGATTCATTCCTACATGCTGGTCCGTCTGAGTATATTCACTTCTATGGAGATAATAAAGTTGCAAACTTTAGATTAGAGCTTGAAGGATTTGGAGGTTCTCCAGTATTATTTGATGCTCAATTAAGTGTTCAAGACAGTCCAAACTCTGGAGGAGTAGTAATTGATGCGCTTAGATATTTGAAAGTTGCTAGAGAATTAGGAGTTGTAGGAGCATTAAGAGGTCCTTCAGCATTTACTCAAAAAACTCCACCAGAGCAAATGATGTTCTCAGATGCTATTTATGAATGTACAGAATTAGCTAATCGCAGGTTAACAAAATCTACGTCAAGCCAAATGAATAAAGTTAAAGCATAATGGTAGAAGTTAATGGATATGATTTTGACGGAGTAGTTTCAGTTGGTATAAATCCATCCAGCAATAGAGATGTTATTATAACTGGAAGATGTATTGATGAACAGGATCATGTTAGAAATATCCTAGATAAGAGAGGAATTACAAACAAGGTTTATTTTAATCCAATGACTTTAGCTGAAAGAGGAAATCACACAGTGGAGGCAAGGACCTTTTCTGGAAAGCATAAGGCAAAAACAATAAAAGAATTAAAAGAAATAGGTATCAAGGTTTCTAGGTTCTTTGAAGATGATAAAATTCAATACGATATAATTAAAGAAAATCACGAGAAGATTGACATAGTTCATATAGTATCTAACCTAGTAACAAAATAGTTTAATATGATAGAATTACCAATAGACCGAAAAACGAAAAGAAAACTTAAAGCAGAATACAAAAAGTTTTTAGGAGCAACCGAAAGAGTAGACTCCGATATGATAGGAGAGAGTATCGTAAATTATTTAATTCCAGAAGTAGATTATACTGATAAGGTTTGTCTTGATCTAGGTGCAAATGTTGGAGGTTTTACTAAAATTGCAATGGACGCTGGAGCTTCTAAGGTTATAGCAGTTGAATGCGATCCTAGGAATTATAACATGATGGCAGATGCTTTTGAAAACTCAGAAAACGTTGAACTTATTCATGGAGCAGTTTCAGCAAGCGAAGAAGATACTATAAAGATATACAAAAACAACAGTCAAAAGAATCATTGTTCAACTTCAATTATAAAGAAAAAGAATAATCAATTCAAGGAGTATAGTGAGGTACAAAACATTAGATTTAATGACCTTGTAGAAAAATACTCTCCAGATATTATTAAAATCGATATTGAAGGAGCAGAATATCAGATAATTGAAGATGTTTTAGCGTATTATCCTGACGTTTTATTTATAGAGCTGCATGCCGGAACATTCGAAAGTATTGTAAGAGAAACTGTGCAATTAGTAGTTGACAAATATCCTACAAATAGAGTTGAGCCAATCATTATATTTACAGATAAGCTGATAGGTTACGATTGCTTCTTTAAAAAATAAAAAATATGATAGACCAAGTAGATATGGAGTTGATCGAAGATGTCGGTCAATTCTTTAATAAGATTAATGAAAGAGCTTTATGGTCTAGAGGCGTTTATGAAGATTACGATGATGGTGGAGACATTGCATTAGGTGCTGATGTTGAATACTTCCATCCTGCTATTGTATTAGACGACAGGATGGTTTACATAATGGAAAACATCGTTACTTCAGGATTAAGTCAAAACAATATAATTTGTAATACTATCATCTCTCACTTTTATGGAGGTAGAGGTATTCATCAGGTATTAACAAGAGATCCCAATCCTAAAACAGCACTGGTAGATTTTGAAAGGTTATTGGTTGATAGAGATTATGAAGATGAGATTCGTAAGAATTTAGAGGATGCTGTCGCCTTAGGACTTCCAATATATGGAACAACAGAGCTTAGAACAAGTTTATTTGGAGCTGCAAATACTTTCGTAGCAGAATCTAGAGGTACGGAAAGAAACGCTGATAAGATAAACATATTGCTTTGGGTTGCCTCATTCATACCAAGAGGTATAACAAAGGCAATGTCTGAAGCTCAATCCCTTGAAGGTCTGTATAACATTTTAGTACAACTGGAGGGAGTCGGACAGTATTATGGTTATCATTGTGCTACTTCAAATTCAGTGAATCCTGCAATCAACGCCAATCACGATGAAAGATTTTGTGTACCTGGTCCAGGAGCTAGACTAACTTTAGATCTATTATTTGGTGAAGATTGTAGAATACCTTATGGAGATAGAGTTATCTGGTTTAGGGAGAATTACGTAGATCTGATTGGCGATATATTTTTACACGAGTCAACTCATAATGTCGAGGTGAATGGCAAAAGAATATTGATAGATGAGCAAAATGAATTAAAAACCTATGGATGTGAGGTTGGTTTATGCCAGTATGGAGTATACCACAGACTTAGAGCAAATCCACACCTAATTTCAAGAAGAAGAGTAGCTAGAGCTGGTGGAGATTTAATGGAACGATTCTTTGCGAACAACTTAAACACAGACCAGTTATTTTAATAAACAAGTTAAGATAACTCTATATAATAATATAAATAAAAACAATAAAAATGAAAGTAAACATTAGTAAAGTAAATCAAGGACAGTTTGTAAATTTTATCAATAGATTAAAAGTTATCGATTCGTTCGTATACTTTAAAATCAAAGATGATGTAGTAGAGGCTTCGGCTTATTTACCGCAAAGAGATGCCGTAAAACACAATAGACTTCCATTGTCTGAAATCTTCCAAATCCAAGACGGAGAGATTACAACAGATAAGGATTTGAAAATTGCATTCTTTGATGCTACTCGATTAATCGATGCGTTTAAGCAATTTGATGGAGAATCTGTTAGAGGTGAATTTGATTTTATTGAAAATGATACAGATTGCGTAGCAACCAGTTTAAAAATCTTCAGTAACGAATTAGAGATTACACTAGCATGTTCTGAACCTTCATTAGGGTACAAAGATTTAACAGATGCTCAAATCTCTTCAATATTTAATGTTGATGGAGCTAACTTTGATTTTGAGTTTGATTACTCTAATATTTCTAAGGTCAAGTCGCTATTTGGCCTTGACAAAGATGAGACTTTCTCTATTAAAAGAAATAAAGATGGCGTAAGACTTAAAGGTAAAACTTACAATATGCTTGTTACTCCGAAAGCAAATGGTGACGATAGCGGAGATGTTACCCTGTTCAAAAAGTATTTAAACCTTTTAGACAAAGAAGATTACACAGCACATGTGTTAAGCAACAGAGTTGTTATGAAATCAAACGACTCTGAAACGCTATTGACGATTGCAACTTGTCAAAGCGCTTAATATATGAACGTAGATACGCTAATTGAGAAGGACGTAAGTTCGCTTACAAAGGAAGAGGCTATTGTATTATCAGAACACTATGATACTTTATCAAGGAAATATACAGCATATGAGCAAGCAGTAAAAGTTACGCTTAACTCTATTTATGGTGCGTTTGGAAACAAGTGGTTTCATTTCTTTAATATTGACATAGCAGAATCTATAACATTACAGGGGCAAGGAGCGATTCTATATTCTGAAGAACGACTGAATCTGTATTTTAATAAATTATGGCATAAAGATGTTAAAGTACATGAACACTTTAATATTAAAGTTGCGCAGGTTAAAAAGCCTTCAGTAATTTATATAGATACAGATTCATGTTATGTTCAGTTTGAAGAGATGTATGAATCTATTGAATGGTTAGGAGAGAAGCTCACGATTGACCATTTTATAATGCAACTGTATAAGATTAGGTTGACTGGATTTATTCAAAATTCAATGGAAAAATACTCAACTGACTTAAACACAGCAAACCATTTATTCTTTGACCTTGAGACAATATCATATAGTGGAATTTGGCTATCTAAGAAGAAGTATCTACAGGATATAGCATGGTTCGATATGTTAGATGAGGATGATAGATTCGATTCTTTAAGTAAAATTAAAACAGTTGGCTTCGACATTATTCAAAGTTCTACGCCAGCTGTAGCAAGAAAACAATTAACAAAAGCAGTTGAGATATTACTTTCAGAAAAACCTACAGCATCTACTATCGCAAAACTTGTAGAGTTCTTAAAGAAGTCTAAAAAAGAATTTAAGTTAGCAGATATAGACGAGGTTTGTTTTAATAGAAGAACTAATAATATAAACAAGTACGTTATTGACGACACTGATCAACTTCAATTAGCTTTGAAATGTCCTGCAAATGTTAGAGCAGCTGGTTTCTATAATTACCTATTGAATAATAATCCAAAATACAAATCAAAATACAAGTTAAACTCAAATGGAGAGAAGCTTAAGATCTACCATACAAATCATAATATATCGGATCTGTTTGCGTATCAGTCTGGAGAGCATCCCTATGAATTTGCCCCTCCAGTTGATTATGAGATTCAATTTGAAAAGAGTGTTATTGACCCAATAAATAGAATACTTATTGTATTAGGTCTTCAAACACTGAATCGAAACCTAATATATTCTACATCACTATTTTAAAGATAAACCAGGACTAACCATCCTGGTTTTTTTGGTGAAACAAATAGAATATCTACTATATAATATCAAACAAAAATTATATGACCACACCCAATTTCTTAGATGCAGTTAAAAATGTAGCATCACAAACAGAAGATGATTCCCTTTTAGGAGTTACAGTTAGAAAACTTTTACAAGAAGTAAAAGCACTTGAAACTATGGAAGAATATGACGCGAACCCTATTTTCAATACTGAATCATTTGAAGCGACCTCCAAACGAGAAGATACTATACTATGAACATAGATTTTAATAAACTAAATAAAGAACAAAAGGCATATATTTCTAAATATGAGGCGGTTCATACGAAACTAACTAACCTTCAAGCAGAGATGGCAGATATTGAAAAACGAATATCTGAAACTATAGAAGAACTTGAACAAATAAGAATAAACGAAAATAAAGTATTGAATAATGGCAAAGAAAAATAAAGACTTTTCATTCGCAGACGTAAACAAAGAATTAGCTGCAATGAATCCAATGGGTTCTGTGATGGACCAATCAAACTTCTCAGAGGTTACAGAATGGATTAATACCGGTAATTATCATTTAAATGCATGCGTATCTGGTGATTTGTTTAGGGGTTGGCCAAATAATAGAAGTTGTTCTATTGCAGGACCATCTGGAACCGGTAAAACATTCTTGGTATTAAACTCAATGAGAGAGGCCATTGCAATGGGATACAGTATAATCTTTTATGATTCTGAAGCTGCTGTTGATAAGGATCAGATGCATAAGTTTGGTATTGATACTTCAAAAGTAAATTATCAGCCAATGAATACTGTCCAAGATTTTAGAACATCTATTACGACGATTACTCATAAGTTACAAGATGTTAAAAGAGCTGGAGGAGAGGTACCTAAGTTAATGATTATATTAGATTCAGCTGGAAACTTAGCGACTGCAAAAGAAATTGAAGATGCTGCATCTGGATCCGGTAAAGCAGATATGACAAGAGCAAAGATTTTAAAGTCAATCTTTAGAATCATAATGACTCCTTTAGCAGATCTAAAGATTCCATTCTTATTCACAAACCACACATATCAATCTCAAAGTTTTATTCCAATGAGTATTGCTGGAGGAGGTACTGGACCTGCGTATGCGGCTTCTGTTGTATTAATGTTGCATAGAGCGCAATTAAAGGATGGAGCAGACAAGGTAGGAATTATAGTAACTGCAAAACCAGATAAAAATAGATTTGCAAGACCTCATCCAATCAAATTCCATCTACATTTTACTGAAGGAATGAATAAGTTTGTTGGACTTGAGCAATATGTCAGTTGGGATGTTTGCGGAATTGCAAGAGGAACTATTGAAAAAGGAGTCAAGACAGAGAGAGAAAGCGCAAGAACTTGGATATGCAAACACTTAGATAAACCAGTTAAGAATAAAGATTTCTTTACTGAAGAGGTATTTACTGAAGAGGTTCTTAAAAAGCTAAACAAAGAAATATATCCATTGTTTAATTACAACGTTGATTCTACTGACGAGGTCTTAGAAGATATTTTAAGCGAAGATGAGTAGTGTAAATATCAACAAGATTGATGAGAATAAGTTACCAATTAAATATATATTAGGAATTCAAGAGAATTCAGAGGATTTTCCAACTGCTCTTGATATTCTTTATATATTTATTTCAAAGGCAACGCATCAGCCAGACAGACAAAAGGAAACTTTTACTAAAAATGCATTGACTGACTATCAAGCAAAAGGAAGAGATTCTCAAATAGTTTCAGGTATCAATGACGGTATTTTGAAAGGATATTTTGAACCTATTAATGAAACAATAGGTAAGGAATCTTATAAGATACTAATTAACCCATTCATATAAAAATAAATGCAATTCGGAAAAGACTTTGAAAAGGTATTCTTTAAGTTATCGTTACTTAAACCAAAATACTTAGGAACAATACAAAAAGGATTTTATACGTCTGACGAGATTGATGTACTTCATCAGCTTTCAGTTAAATTCCATGAGAAGTTTCATGAGACTCCTAAAGTGGAGCAAATGAAGCTTTTAGTTTCTAATAGTAAGATTGGTTCTAAAGTAGATGGAGACCTTATTGACATTATATATAATACTGATCTTTCCCAATATGACGAAGATTGGTTACATACTACCACTGAAAGTTGGATAAAATGGAGGAACTTCGACACAACGCTGGTTGATACCATAGAGTACATCAAGACCACAGAGGTTACACCGGATAATACGGATAGTATAATTAACAAAGTAAAATCGTTAATCAACGACAGGAACTCTATTTCATTCAATAGCGATATAGGTCTAGAGTTTTTTAATCCAAGTGACCACTACCAAGAAGATGCTGTAAAAATATCTACAGGATATAACTTCTTAGATAGATATTTAAACGGAGGCTACGACAAGGATGGTACTTTAGTAGTCTATGTAGGAGAGCAAAATATTGGTAAGTCAATTTACTTAGCGAATGATGCAGCTAACTTTGTTAAAATGGGAACAAACACTGCTGTTGTAACTGCAGAAATGTCAGCTCATAAATTTATGAAACGGATCGGAGCAAATTTATTAAATATTCCAATCAGTGAATATGATACAAAAGCTCAAAACAAGGATTTAATCAAAAGAAAGTTGGAGAATGTTGGTGATGGCTTCACACCACCTGGCCAGTTATTCGTCAAGCAGTTTCCAACTTCTCAAGCAACCGTACCAGATATTGAAATACATTTAAAACAAATTGAAGAGGAAAAGAAGATAAAACTTGGAGTGGTTGTTATTGATTATATTAACATCTTAGCGAATTATAGGAACCTCAACACTGAGAATACCTATATGAAGATTAAACAAATTGCTGAGGATTTAAGAGCAATGGGCATTAGAAATAATTGGTTAATCGTAACGGCAACCCAGATCAACAGAAATAATTACAACTCTAGTGATATTGGACTTGGAGATATTGCAGAATCTGCAGGACTTTCGCACACTGCTGATGTTATGTTAGGTATCATACAAGACGATATAATGAGAGCCAACTATGAATATTGGCTAAAGATACTAAAGATTAGAGATGGAGAAGGAAAAGGAAACAAGTGTAAGTTAGAAATAAATTACTCTTATATGAAATTAACAGAAACCGACGAAGTATCGTCATCAAATATACACGAACTATAATGGGAGGAAGAACTAAAAGAGATAAGATATTCGATAATAAATTCGAAGAGCAAGAGCATGAGTTCGACCCTACAATGTCGTTTGAGGTAGCACCTGCCTTTACCGATAACAGGGATGAAGAGGACAAAATTGAGGAAGATATAATCATGAATAAGGTTCATGAGTTGGTTTCAAATTCAAAGTTTAAGAAGTTTAATGTGCTTGATGAATTTAACCAAACGACAAAACTCAAGAAGATCGATATAAATGATGTTTATGATTTTATGAATGATTCACTATGTAGAAAACACTCAATGATTACGGTGTTCTCTGTACTTTGTGATTATTTCAATATAAACCCAACAAAGTTTTACTCGTCTCTTGGTAATAAATTTAAGGAAGATTTAATAACTGAACTTGATAAATCAACAGGAGTTCTTGGAAAAAGAAATATAAATAGATTGTTCTAATGATAGATGCAAAAACACTTAATAAGGAAGTTAAGCGTATTTGGATTTTAGGAGATATGCATCTTGGCGTACGTTCAAATTCTATGGAATGGCTTCAAATTCAAAAAGACTTTTACGAGAAGCAATTCATACCGCACATAAAAGCCAATGTCAGAGAAGGAGATATTTTGGTTCAGGTCGGAGATGCCTTTGATAATAGACAAAGTATTAATCTTAAAGTACTTCACTACGCTATAGATTTATTTGAAAGACTAGGAGAGATTCTACCAACTCATGTGATTGCAGGTAACCACGATATATGGGCTAAAAAATCTAATGAAGTAACTTCTATTGATTCATTAAAATGGATTCCAAATGTAAATATCTATAAAGATCCTAAGTCTTTCGTTTGGGGAGGTAAGAAGGTTTTATTAATGCCATGGAGAACTGGACCAGAACATGAGGCTGAAACTTTAGCTGAGTATCCTGATGCAAACATTGTGTTTTGTCATTCAGAGGTTATGGGAGTAGCTTTGAATTCTAAAGTTAAAAATATACATGGAACAGATATAAATGCATACAGGAATTTTGATGCAGTATATAGTGGACATATACATTATAGACAGAATAAAGGCGTTTTAAGACTTGTTGGTACTCCCTATGAATTAACAAGAAGCGACATAGATAATACAAAAGGATTTGATATGGTTGATTTAGAAGACATGTCAGAGACTTTCATAGAAAACAATATATCACCAAAGTTTGCAAAGTTCTTCTTAACCAAGATATACGATATGACTTTAGGTGAGTTTAGGGACGCAATAGAAGGTAACTTTGTAGATTTATATGTACCATCTTATATTGCAACGACATCGGCATTATCTAAACTTATAAATAAAGTTCAAGGTATCAGTAGAAGATTAGAACCTACGATTTATGAGCAAGAGTCTTTGGCTGATATTGAAATGTCAGATATAAATGATGACGATTTATATAAAGATTATGATGTTGCAAGTCTTATTAAAGTTTACTTAGATAATAGTACGCATGATGAGGCTACTAAAAAAAGGATAGGAGATAAGTTGAATACTCTGCATAGCTTATGCGTTTATAATTTTAATCCAGACGAAGAATGAAGATAGAATACATTGAATTTAAGAATTTTGCAAGCTATGGCAACAGTCCTCAGAGAATTGAGTTAAACGAGGATGCAGCAGAACTTATATTAACGTTAGGAAAGAACGGACACGGTAAGACTACTATTGCAAATGCGATAGTTTATGCTCTTTACGGTAAAGTAGAAAGTGTAAAATTAGGAGACCTTCCGAATAGAATTAATAAAGAGCTTGTCGTAAAGATTAAACTACTTTGTAAAGGAACCACTGTCGAAATTGAAAGAGGTTTAATGCCAGGTACTTTTGAAGTAAAACTAAATGGCGTAGAGTTTGATAAGGCTGGTAAAAAATCAGT